AGCTGAACGTGGCTTTGACAAGGGCTATGGTCAAGTTAACGCTGGTTTATAAGGAGGACGAGAAGACTGGACGTTACGTTATTCCGGTTGCGTACGAAAAGGCGAATAAGTTGATTGACGCCTACCACTGCAGAGGAGAGAGGATAGATTCGGTGGGTTTGTGACGGGTCGTGCCCCGGCCGCCGCAGCAGCGCAGGTTCTACGTTCCTGAGTGCATGCCAGAGCCAAAGAATGAATCCACTGGATTCTTCTCATTGCTGAACTCGGAATTTTCAAAGGACAAGCTAAAGCCGGTGCGGGAGGATTTGCAGGGGATGGTGGAGAATGGGGAGTTGGATCTGTACATGAGGACGAAGATTTGGCTGAAGGACGGAAAGTTTGCTCGAAAGAGGGTAGTCGAGACGCGGGGTATCGGGGGTGAGTTGTTGGTAACGGCGAATGCGAGGAGGGTTGCAAGTTCAAAGGACTTTCTTTTGGGATTAAACAAGAGGAATTGCAATGCACCACTCCTTTCGGTGCCTGCAAGGGGGGATGTTATGTTTGAATATATGGTTAAGTCATTCTTTAGGGCGTATTGTAAATTTGATGTGGACGAAGTGAGGGAAATGTTTCAACAATTTCCAATTGTAAGGACGTGGGGGGATCTGGATGAATTCTATTCGAACCACAATCTGGCCTACTACAGAAGGATTGTGAATGACAAGCATCTTATCCACACTAAGGATCTTGCCTGCTTTAAGTCTATGGCCAAGTTGCAAGTAAAGAACAACTATGGGACTACCCTCAAGTCGGAGTATGTTAAAATGCAAACAATAAACTATTCTGACAAGGCAGTGAACTTTTACTTCGCAACTTTGTTCATGGAGGTGAAGAGGAGGTTACTTAGTGTCATGAAAGAAAATACAATCATTCTGACGGACATGAACTTGGGAGATTTCTTGAATAGGATTGTGCAGGTACCATGGAGGGAGACGGACAAGTGTCTTGAGGCAGACATAGAAGCGTTTGACAAGTCGTGGCAAAAGGCACATCTAGATTTTTTGACGGAATTTCTTGTAATTTTTGGGTTTCCAGTAGCGGGTATCATTCTTTTCAAAGCGCACATGTATGGTTCGAGTTACAAGAGCACGGATTTTGGGATACGGACTTTCGTTGGAGTGCAGCAGAAGTCGGGGATGTTTATGACATACATCGGGAATACAATCGTTACCATGGCGGTCTTTGCGGCGGCGTGTAATTTGGACGAATTTAAATTGGCCATCTTTGGGGGGGACGATTCGATCGTTATTTTTGAGGAGGTGTCGGAGTATGATTTTAATGCGATGTCGGAGACGAATTTCAATTTTAAAATGACATTCTCTTGGGAAAAGTGTCCCACTATTTTTAACTTCTTTCTAGTGGAGGTGCAGGGGCATTATTATGCTGTCATAGACACAGTGAGGTTATACGTCAAGTTTGCGGTGTGGGAGTTGGACGAAATAACGGAAGAGAGATTTGTGTCGATGAAGGACTCGGTACAGCAGCTGTTGGACCCATATTTGTGCAAGCTCAGCGTCGAGGCGCACAACACCAGATACGGGACTCATTTCTCGACGGTCTTTCACATGTTGGCGAGTTGCTTTGCGCATGACTACGCGTATTTCCGGAAGGTTGCGGGGATAAGCAAATTGAGGAACGGGCAGATTGAGTTGGAGGATAAGAGGTATTCTATAGTAATGAAGTTTATGAGCGATCCACTTAGTTTTGTGAACGCGATTCCTGAGTTTAATCCGATTACGTCGGTTAACAACTATGTTGCAAACATGGCCAGGGCATCTTTTCACTTATCAGATCATATCTTTTTCTATGTTATGCCTTCTGGGGAGGGTAAGAGTACTTTGCTTAGGATGATCGAGGAGGGGGCCTATGGGGAGAAGAAGAGGAAGGTGTACGATATCGACTGGTTGAAGATGAACAACGTGAGGAGATTGGAGGACAAGTCCGTTGTCATGGTGCAGAGTTTGTATGATGGGGTAGCGTGGTTGAGGCCTAGGGTGGTGTACTACAAGATCATTCCACTCTCGCGGAGTACGGGTGTAAGGTTCGGGCCGTTTCAGCGTCTTGCCATTGTCAGGGACAATAAGCCTTTTTCAGCCTTTCACGATTTCGAGTCTCGTAACGAATTTGTCGTGAAAAATGATCAATTTTTCAAGCTGAAGAATCCAGATCTGTGGTACACGGAGGAGAACCTTGTAAATTCTATACACTTGGTCGGGTTACTCGTGGGACTGGTTTTGTACGCAGTGGCCATTGGGTTTGTCAGCGGGGTCGTGGGATCTTGGAGTTGGATATTCGCTTTGGGCGTGGGCGTGTTCTGGTTGGCCGGAAGAGAGG